GAACCGATTTTCTGAACACCAAATGCATATTTCATTGTTTCTGCATCTGCGTTATCAGCAGCGAATCCAGGGATTGATTCCAAAATAGTAGCAACTGAAGGAGAAATTACCATAAAGTTAGCACCACCACGCAATGTTTTCTGGTGGATTAAGTTAGAAACTTTTTGTAATTTAATTCCTAAAGTTTGGAACCAAGACATTTGGTTGTAGTAAACACCAGCTGTATTGCTTGTAAAAGCAGTACCAGTTGAGTTGATTTGGTTACCAACTTGAGCACTCCAATATTGAGTGTTAGAAGCAGCAGCACCTGTGATCAACATACCTAAAATTTCAAGGTCAATTTCCATTGAAATCTGCTCAGACAACATTGAAGTCAATTCAGCTTCAGCATCTAAGTTTTGGTATGCGTTCAAGTCTTGAGCGAATTCAGGAGTCCACTGAGCTTTCAATTTACGAGTTTCAGCAGTAATGCTATCAGAAACTAATTTGATGTTCAATTCAGGGAATTCGATGTCGCTGTATGACTGTACGTTAGGAGATGCTAATGGATTTCCACCGGCTTCGTAATCACCAACGTTGAATGGGTTCATAGAACCTTGCTTCAAGAAAGTTACTGTTGTAGCAACGTTAACTGTACTTCCGCTTAACAAACGACCAGCACCAGCATTGAATGTAGCAGAAGCAGATACGTAAAAAGTAGTAGCAGTGTTAGTAATTGTAGTGTAATCAGCTAAAACGCTGTTAGCATTAATAGAAGCTGTAGGAGCAACTAAGTAGAAAGCTTGAACACCGAATACATCTACAGAAGCTGTAGTGTAACCACTAGCAACACCTTGAGCAATAGCTTGAGCGTTGATTTGACTGTTATTAATAACTACTTGATAAATTTCACCAGCATTACAAGAGTTAACGTAATTAGAATCGAAATTGATTAAGTAGAAATTTGAACCAGTTGTAACTGCAGTTACAGCAGAAGCAGATATACCAGAAGCTGAAAATTCGTTACGAGAGTAACCGAATCTACCAGCACCATAATAACCGCCTTGAGCTAAGTTATCAAAGTTACTGTTACCAAATCCTGGAGCTGGAGTACCATAAAGTGAATCACCAGAAGTAAATGGAGTTTTAGTAGTACCATACTGGAAGTCCAAGTAGAAAATAAGACCAGTTGGCATTTGCATTGGCTGAACAGAAACGAATTCTTTAGCCACTACTTGTCCGAAAATCTTACGTACCATTGGAAGAGCAACACCAGCCCATTGGTAACCTTGACCGGTTGTAAAACCAGAAGTAGCACCAGCGGTAGTGTTAGTTTCAACGAGGAGTTCCTTGGCTTGGTTTTCGAGTAACATTGACATGTTTGATTTGTCGAATCCACTCAAACCTTCCAATAAACCAGATTTAGCCCATTTGTTTGCTAAACGAGTCGCGTCGCCTTGCAAAGACTGCCATGGGTTAGCAGATTCGAGAAGTTGATTAATTGTTGACATTTTATTTTAATGTGTTTTTTTTATTTTGTTATAATACCAGCTAATTGTTGCATTCTTGTAATTTGATCATCTGTACTGATAATAGGTGACTTAGCTGTTGTGCCACCTACGATGCTAGAAGCAAATGATTTGTGTTCTTTCAAAGTAGTTTTAGAACTTACTTTAGAAGATTTTGTTGTGTTTTTTAATACTTCATAAATGTTTTTAGCTTCAGTTAAAGTTTGTGCTTTATCAAAGCTATTAACAACATTTACTTTTTGGTTTTCAGTCAAATTGCTTGCTTTAAATAATTTATTTACATAAATCAATTTAGCATTTAACAAATTAACTTCATTTAATTGGCCACGAAGACTCTTAATTACATTGATTGCTTCTTCTAATTCTTTTTCTTTCTTTTTAGCTTCATCTACTTCTTTAATTTTTTCGTTAAGCTTCATAGAAAGTTTATTTTTGTAAGCACCATTGAAACCAGATTTCTTGTCACCTGAAGCACCATATGGAGCTCCGATTTTACTTTTTGAATTACCTAAACCGAAAGGAGCATTAACTTTTTTATTAAAAGCTTCATCTAATTCTTTTTGATTCTTTCCACCTTTGTACTTAGCACGCTCGTCAAGTTCTTGTTTTTCTTTTTTCTTTCTTTCGTAAAGAGCAAATAATTCGTCTAATTCTTCTTCTTTTGACTTTTTCTTTTTAGGCATTTCTTCAGTTTCGTCTTCGATGTCTAAGTTAAATTCATCTCCACCTTCAGCATCCATGTCCAAATCCACGTCCATGTCTTCGTCTCCAGCAGCACCAGCTTCACCACCCATGACAGCTCTAATAGCGTCTTGAATCATGTCGCGAAGTTCGTCTACTGTTACTTCATCGATGCTCTCACCTCCACTAGCTTTTTCGAACATAGAATTTTCGTTAAGATCTTCATCTTTACCTTCTTCCATTTCATCATAGTCTTCATACATTGCAGAATCTTCTTCTTCAAGTTCACGTAAGATTTCTTCAAGATTGTAATCTTCTTCAAGATCATCTTCTTCCATCATACCGGCTTTTTTACCCATTTCGTACTCACGAGCACCATAGCCTTCTTCCATTTCTTCTTCTTCTGATAGTGAGTTGAAAAGTTCTTCAAGATCAAGATATTCACCTTCTTCCATTTCTTCAGTTTCGTCTAATGAATCAATGAGGTTGTCTTTGTCTACGATGTACGTAGCTTTTTCTTTAAGCTCGTCTTCTTTCTTTTCTTCTAATTCATCGGCTTCCATTACACGTCTTTCAAACATGCTTTGGATGCGAGGCATAAAAGATTCTTCAAGAGCGGCTTTTGCGTTAGCGACGGCAACTTCACGTAAAGTTTTGGCGTCAGCAATTGCGTCTTTAAATAATTGTTGGTTGTTTGACATTTGTTTTTTTTTATTTCGCACTGTCTATTAGAGAGACAATATAAGATTTTTAATTTGTGCGACAGAATATTAAAGATTCTGTATGAATGCCCATAAATATATAGGGCTATCCAAAAACATGCAAAACTAGTAAAAACTTTTTATTTTATACAACAAACTCCCGTTTGATTACAAATAATATCTGTAATTAGTGAGTTTATTTTTGAATATTGATTCAAATTTTGCTGAGTGTATTGTTTACCTTCAGCTAAACTTACTGGTTTCATGTAAGCACCATGTGTACTTGGTGTACTTACAAAATCCCAACATACTAAATCAAAATCATCTTGTACTTCTACTGTAGATTCACCTAATTGTTTGACACTACCCATGCCTCTTGAACTAATTCCTACAGTAATATTATTTAATATTAAATCTCTTAAAATATTTCCACTAGGTGTATTAAGAATTTCAATGCGACCAAATAAATCATCGCCTTCCCATCGTAATTGTTTAATATTATGACAAACATTTTTTAAACTAATTACAGAAGACTCTGGATGATCTAATTCACCCAAAGCTCTATTTTGGGCAATCGGGCCTGAAATGTATTTTTCTACTTCTCTGTGAAGTATTGCTTTAGGATAAACACGACCATTTTCATTTTTAGCATCAGCACGTTGTACAATACCTTCTACAATAAGATTTTTACCTGGATTCATTTTAGCCTCATTAAGAGACTGAGGTGATGGCTTAAATGCCAAATATTCTATTAAAACTTGTTTAGTCATTTGGATCGTTTGGATTATCAAACTTAGCATTAAAACCTTGATTTGTTAAATTTCTAAGTGTATTCATATCTCCAGGTTTTACAGACACTATTCCTCTAGCTATTTCGTGTACTAAAGTCAAAATTTGATTTTTAGTAGTAGGAGTTAACTTAATTTTTCTAGAATCTTTTACGTTTACGTCTTCGTTTATATCTTCCTCAAAACCACTCAATGTTCCTTGATTATAAAATCCTGGGCCTGGTTTATCAGCGGTTTCTTGATTACTAATTGTATAATCCATTCCTTCTTCTACACCTTTATCAAGAAGTCTTTTTAAAGCACTAGCTAAATCTTTTTTACCTTCTTCTTCTAATTTACTTACTAACTGTTTTAACTTTGTTAATTGTTGTGGTGAAATACCTTTAGACTCAACTACATTATAGCTTAATTTTTCAAAATATGAATCAGGGTTAAAAGATTTAATAATATTTCTTATGTTGTTTTTGATTTGATTTTTATCTGAACCATCATAATTTTCAGCATATTTTTTTAATTTTCTTATAATATTAAATCTTATACTAAGGTCATTATTAGCTGCTTGGTGAACCATTTTAACATAATCTTTATCTCCCATACTCAAAGCATTTAAATAAGCAACAGGATTAAAATCATTTGTGTCAAAATCAAGTTTTAAATTTTCATTTAATTTAAATACTAACTGTTTTAACTTTATTAACTGTTCTGATGGAATGCCTTTAGACTCACGCATTGGGGTAGCGTCATTTATATTTTTAATAGCTTTCTTTACTTTGTCTTTAAGTCGTTCAACGTTACGAGATTGTTCAGCGTGTTTCTTTAACTTATCAATAACATGTTTCTTTTTAGCATCATCTCCTTTAATAGCATCTCTAACTTTTTTAATAAGTTCTCCGTTATTATCCATAGCTTGGAAATAAGATTCTGGATTAAGTGTAAAAACATCATATCCCTCATTTAATGAACCCGGAACTTTTTTAGTTGGTTCCATTCCAGAAGATTTATATTTGCCTTTTACTTCGTCTTTAAGGCCATATGGAGCGTCTTGTTTATCAGCTTTAGGCATTTTACCGTCTTTTTTTACGGATTCTGCACTTTTAGCAGTACTTCTTACTCCAGGCTTTTTACCAGATCCATACTCACCTACCATTTTAATAGTTTCATTTACTAACATGTTAGTGTAAAAATTAGGATCTTTTTTAAGATTTTTCAAAACTTTACTTTGGGCTTCTTTGATAGTATCAACATTAATGGTTTTTCCAGAAGTTGTCAATTCATAATCCATCCCATTTTCAAATTCGTAAACATTGACTTTGTCTATTTCACGAACTACGGGAGTGATGTATTTATCAAAATAAGATTTATTAGGATTACTCATAGTAATAAATATGTATTATCCTTGTCCTACGTATCTTTTTGAGTAATTTTTACTAGATTTTAATTTACTTGCTTTTGTTTTAGCATGAACTCCAGGACGTTTACGTTTAGGTTTTACTTGAAAAACCTTAGTCGACGATATTTTTGTCTTTACCTTTGCCATTTTCTTTTATTTGTTTTAATGCTTTATATAAGGAAGCTGTTTCTTTCATCAATTGACCTAAATAAGCTTCAGTACGCTTATTGTAAGAAACACTGTTAGTTTCACTCAACTCAGTTTTTAATTGTTTTGTGTAACTAGCGATTTTGTTTACTTCTTGTAAACGTTTTCTTATTTCTCGTATTGCAACCTGCATCTGTGTAGATGGCTTAACTACTTCAGTTTGTTTTTTAAACTGACTATAACGTGATTCGTTTAATTCTTGTTTTTTCACTATGGTATCATAATTAGCCATAGTAAGAGTATTTTCTGTGCCGCTTAACTTAATAATATTTTCAGTAACATTATGAAGATCCATATCGGTTTTGGCATCTTCACGAGCATATTCTAATAAGCGAATAAACAAAGGAACGTCTGTTTTAATTGTGTCTTTAGGATTAGTAGCTTCTCTTAATCCAAAAGGTTCTCCTAAAGTACCATGAATTACTTTTCTAAAAGTTTTTTGAAATTCCTTTTGTAGTAAAGCAGTGACAGCTTTTTGTAATCCTGGATTATTTCTAAAAATTTTCATTTTTCCATTATCACCACTATGATACATAGCACTCATTTTAAAAAATGCGTCTGGTGAATTTGGGTCGTTTACTAAATCTACTTTGATAGAGGGAACATCATCCATAGGATTTGGATCAATATCTACTATTTTAGTAATATTTTCTTTTAATCCACCTTTACCAGCCCAAAGATACTTAGCATCAATCATTTCACTAGGTTTTACTTCTCTATAACCAATACTTGTATATGCACTTAAATCTTTAGCGCCTGGTGTAAATACAGAAGGGATTCCTTTACCATCTTTAGGTGGTTTTTGAAATATTTTTTGTTTAGTTTCGGTTTTTGGTTTTTTACCTTGATGTTGATAACCAGTACCTATTTGAAATCCACTAGTAGCACCAGCTCCAGTAGACATTTCCTTTAAGCGATTTTCAGTAAACTTTTTAATTCTTTCTTTAAGTTGTTTTTTGTCCATTAAATTACTTTTTTAATTTCGCTTAACAACTCATAATATTGCAATAAATTAATTAAATGTTCTTCTTTAGGAGCTTCATTCTTTTGGATAGGTTTAATCAATTTAATACCTTCGTTTATTTTAATTTTTGTAACAGGTTCTTGAATATTTTCTGCAAAACTACTTAAAGTAAGTTTCAAATAATTATAATGATCGTTTACTACTTTTTTTAATTTAGCTGAATCATTAATATTATTGATGTATTCTTTTAATATAACTTTTTGTTGGGGAGTAAAATTATTATATTTGTCATTAAACTTTTCTATTAACATTCTATAAGTTAAAATACGAATGTCTTTACTTTCTTGTAAAAATTCTTTTATTTCCTCATTTTCTTTGTTAATAATTTCTTTTTGAGTTAAATGCTCTAAAAGAGTAATTTTACTATTTACTACTTGTTTAGGATCTGTAAAGTAAGGTAAACGATAAGATTCTAACAATGTATAAATACTAGCACTAGTTTTATAATTACTAATTTTATTTTTAAAAAAATTATTTAAATCGTAGTGTTTTTTAATTTCTTTAATTAAATTATACTTTTCTTTATTTAACTTTTGTAAATCAAACTTTAAAGCTGATTCAGCAATAGTTTGTAAAATAGTTTCTGCTTTGCCTTCTGTAAATCTTTCTTGTGTGTTTACTAAGTTATAAAGTCTTTGCTCTTTGGCTAATTCAGTATTTGAAAAATATTTTTTTAAAATCTTTACTGAAGAAGAATCTCCAGTAGCCAAGACATCATTAGTTACCTGGCGAACTAATAGTTCAAAGATAATTCCAGTATTTTTATACTTTGAATGTTTAATTTGATTCATGTGAAGCTCTAATAATAAATATGTACTAAAATTATAAAGGCATAATATTGTCTTCACTCAATATACCGTCGTCATCTTTACTTTCAAATAAATGAATTTTTCTATTTTCAGATTTAGGCATCATATCAAACATGATTTTATTTTTATAATATTGAGCTTTACTTTCTAAAGCTAAAGGACTACCTCCTTTATGATTTGTTTTACCATACTTGTCTTCTCCATCATCAGATGATGAGTATTCTTTACGACCTAAAGCATCTTTACCGAACGGACTTTGTTGAGTATCTTTAATACTAGTTTTTTCTTGAGGTCTACCAGGTAATCTTACAATATTAGGTTCGTTTTCATCGTAACCTATAGGAATATCAGTTGGAGCATTCGGTACTTGGGTATATCTTCCTTTACCATAAATTGTAGCTAATTGATGTGGTGTTCCATATGCCTGTCCCGTTTCTGCTGGGTCATTTCCTTCTTCTTCTACTTGTTTGTATCTAAATTGACGTTTTTTATCTTCAATAACTAGATCTCTGTACTCATCAATTTCATCTTCACTGAAGTGGAATACATTATCATAAATCCAATCTGTAGGCATTAATCCTGATTCTTGAATTGATTTAGCTAATTCAACTTTTTCTTTCAACAATGCAATTCTTTCTTGATCGTAAATAATTGAAGGTGTAGTTAAGCTAAGTTCAAAATTTGTCATAGCTTCACCATCATAACCTTGAGTGTATAAGTGAACTAATGCAATTTTTGTCAATTCACTCACTAATATGCGTTGAATTCGTTCAATTGTACGAGCAAAACGAATATCTTCTGCCGCTAATGTTGCTTTACCAGTTAAGTCTTTTTCATAACCCATAAAGGCTTTAGGTACTTTAAGAGCAGCAAATAATTTTTCTCGTAAGTATTCTACGTCTTTAATACCATCATATTCTAATCCTTTTACAGAATCAATTTTAGTTGTAGTATCATTACCCCTTACAGGAATATAATAATCTTCCAACATATTCATTACGTTGTATTTTAAATTATATTGACCTGTTTTTTCATCCATAAATGGAGTCTTTTTAAGTTTAGACACCATTTTTTGCATGTAATTTTCTACTTCTGCTGGAGGAATAGAACCAATATTAATGTAAAATAATCGTCTGTCTGGAGCTCTGGTGATACGGTGGATTAACATCGCATCTTCCATCAAAATATACTGTTTAAATAATTTACGAGCTGGTTCTAGATAACTTCTACCATAAGGAAGATAATTTAAGTCACTTAATAATCTAAAGTGAGCCATTTCATAGTTTTCAAAATAAAACGCGTTTTCGTCTTTTTGTCCTCCACCATAACTTGCCCATCCTCCAGCTGTTGTTCCATAACCAGCAGCAGCGGCCGCATCATATTTGAATCGTACGTATGATGGATTTTTAGGATCCATTCCTTCTTCTCTTAAAATATTAAATGCTGAGAATGGTATAACTTGATATACTCCAAATTTCTCAGCAATTTCTAACTTTAAGAAAAAATCACCATACTTACACATATTCCTTGTCCATGACCACAAATTAAATTCAATATTTAACACATCATAAAACAAGTTATATAAAATCTTTTGAATGTTTTCGTCACTAGAACGAATATGAAGCATTTCTCCAGATTCATTTCTTAATGTACATTCATCAGCTATAATATCTAAAGCACTACTTACGATAGCATCAGTATCCATAGATTCGTAATCACTATAAAGTTGAGGACGAAGTGAAGGATAATTTATAGCCATCTGTCCAGCATAAGCTGCTATACCAGATGTTGTGTAAACTCTACTAAATCTATCTACAACAGAATTTGTTGCCAATACCCCTGTTGTTTGAATATTGTTTGTATCTAGTATTTTTAGTTCGTCTCCCCCTACATTTCTAATAATCACATCAGAACTAAAGAGTCGTTTTAAATTGTCAAATATAGCCATTCTTATGTATGATAATAAATATTATTAAATTAGCCAAGTTAAATCTACCATCTGTCCATTACCAATATCCATACTCCATTGGTTAGGAATTCCATTTCCTCCGCCTATTCCTCGATAACTTCCACCTTGATAAACACTAGATCCTACAGATGTTGTTGATTTTCCAAAATTTTCTAAACTTGCTATAGTTAATTGATCTCCGGTTTGTTTA